CTATTAACTAATTCCTCCAGAAAGGAGGCGGTATGACACGAATGGACGAGAAAGACAAATTCAGTGCCACCGCATGGGGTGTCATATTCGCTATATCCCTATACGGCGGATTGGCTAGATACATTATTGACAATAAACGTAACGGTTATCGGTGGAGTTGGGTAGGAGCAATTATGCAAATGTTCGTATCTGGCTTTGCTGGGATGATGGGCGGTCTTATATCAATAGAGCTTAACGCTTCATTCTACTACACGTTATTTACGGCTGGCTTATGTGGTTCCGCTGGCTCTTTAGCATTGGATTTCTTCTGGGATAAGTTTACAGGGGGTAAGAAGTGAGTAAGTTTAGATTAAGCAAACGTAGCGAAGAAAACATCCGTGGCGTTCATCCTGATTTGGTTAAGGTAGTACATCGAGCATTAGAAATTACCGATATTGATTTTATGGTGATTGAAGGTAAGCGCAACGAAGCCAGACAGCGACAATTAGTTGCAAGTGGCAAAAGCCAAACGATGAATAGTCGTCACTTAACCGGCCACGCTGTTGATTGTGCTCCACTAGTAAATAATCAGATCCCTTGGAACGACTGGTCATACTTTAAAAAGGTAGCTGATGCCATGATGCAAGCGGCGAAAGAGTTCGGCATCGATATCGAATGGGGCGGTAACTGGAAAACATTTAAAGATGGTCCTCACTTCCAATTAACCCATAAGACATATCCCGCATGAATACGCTAACTAAAGTATTAGCTGGGCTACTGGCAATATCTGCATTCTGGCTATGGTGGGTAATAGATGACTACGACAAGTTAAGCAAAGATTACAACACAGCAACCACTCAGTTATCACAACAAATCAACATCAACAAAGGCTACCAAGCCCGTATCACTCGATTAAATCAACTCGATATTCGTTACTCGCAGGAGCTAGCCAGTGCAAAGAATGAAATTGATAGGTTGCGCGTTAGTGCTGAGCGTAATCCTGACAGGGTGTACATCAAAGCCGAGTGTCCAAAAAACACCACCACTTCCACCGCCAGCATGGATGATGCAACCACCGCCCGACCTACTGACACCGCTATCCGAAATTATTGGTTACTCAGAGAACGAATTGCAGAGTCAGAACAGATGATTAAAGGGTTGCAGGATTATATCAAACAAGAATGTATGGAATAAAAAAAGCCCAGCACGGGAGGCTGGGCAATACTAACAATATATCAATCAAAGTGTAGCGATAGCTACTTAGTATAGCTTAAGTAAATATATATATCAGCAATTAGATAAGTCGTTTATCCATTAAGGAGAGTGATCATATCTTGACTGCTAGGAACAGACTAGAAGTGGCTTAGCAGTGTATCGCTAAGCTGCGAACTCTACGCATTTCACCGGCGCATTCACCGCGCAATTAAAAACACTCACAGAACCTTACAGAAAGTCGAACCTGAGAAAAACCGTTAATGGTGTTTTCTGTGGGGCGGTTATTTCTGGTGAACAGGTTCGCTTTTCTATAAGGATTTACACCATGAGCAAATCATTAGTTTTCAAAGGTAATGAAATTACTCCATTTGATAATGGTGATAATAAGATTTGGTTTACCAGCTCTCAGATGGCTAAGCTACTCGAATACAAAAATGAGAAGTCAGTAACCAATCTATATAACGCCAACAAAGACGAGTTTTCTGATGATATGACAATGGTCACTGAAACAATGACCAATGGAATAAACAACAACTTACGTAAGAAAAAGGTCAGGATCTTCTCTGTTAGAGGTGCACATCTAATCGGAATGTTAGCTAATACAGATGTAGCGAAATCCTTGCGTCGATGGTTACTTGATCTAGCTGAAAAAGAGTCAAAACCACAAACAGGGTTAGCAAACCTTGACATGAATGAGCTTAAAACCCTGACTATCAATGAGATGCAAAATAGATTAGTAGCGGCAGATAATTGGTCGTTCGAGAACTTTGGCAGGAAAGGTAGTGACTTAATGAATTTACGCAAGCGTCACTTAAAGAAAATACGCAAAGCGAAGAAGGCAATTAAAGAACTATCACAATTAACCTTGCCTGATATGGGCGAATTTCCAGATGGAGAAGAGCCGGCATGAACCACGAACAATTTATAGAGCAGAACGTACTAGCCGAGTTAAAAAAGCTCGGCTTTTCTTTGCCTGTTTGTCGTAGAGCAAGTTACATGGCGGTAGATCATTATCGCCGAAGCTCTCAAGCAAGTAGAAAAGGGCGAATGTTTGACGACTGCTTACATATTGCCAAAGTGTGGGCAAGTAAGTTTGCTAAGGAGAAGGCGTGACCAAGAAAGAAAAAGACTGGCTAGATACTCTCCATCGTCAATTACAGCAATCACTTGAATACCTAAATTGTGGCAGAGTTAATGATGGCAGGATAGTTGCTGAAATCGTCGAGCGAGAGTTAGGCAAGTTAATCAACAAACAGAAAACCAAATAGGCCCTAGTGGCCTTTTTTATTGGGTGGGATATGAAGAAGCTAAAAGAGCAATATAGAAATCCAATCAAAAGAGGTCGATGGTGCGTATATCCAAACTTGAGGAATCATTGCCATAAGAAATTCAGTACAAAGCAAGAGAAAAGCTTTTATGGGATTCATTATATCGAGTATGGGGTTGGCGTTGTTAAGTTGAGATCAGCTAGAGGATTTTGCTTAGTCGATTCTAGGTATGACTTACCAACAAGCGCACCAAAGCTAGCTAAGAGTTGGAAGCATAATTCAAAACGCAAGAGTCAGCATTATCGATAGGTTTTCTTTTAGCCATCAATAATGAAATATTCTTATAAATACTTTATTGGGTGGAATATGAAAACAAGAAGAATGGTAGCAACCATAAAAATGAAGTGGTGGGTGCCTTATTATGTTGAATGCTTACATTTGTTCTCTTTAGTATTTCTCGTTGAGCCTAACCCATCCATTGTTAGTCAATTCATTGTTAAACACGGCATGACTATTAATACACGGTTTGAAGAAATTTAAGAGGTAGGCATGAAACAACCACAGGTTATTGACTATATCGAAGTGACAGTGTGTACCGAAGAAGAAATATTCATCGGATACAGCAACGAACAGTATCCATTGAATAATGATCGGAAGTTTCTCACTCTGCATGTGGATCGAAGTGGGTTCAGCACCGTTAATATTAAAGTCAGCGATATTAAGTATTTTATCGTTAACGTTGTGACTAAGGTGTATCGAACTGTTAGCGATACTGGTCGAACAATTCACTGATTTAAGGAATGGATATGGCACTGACAGTTAAGCAGGAAAAATTCTGTCAGGCATACGTCGAAACAGGTAATGCGTCTGAAGCTTATCGAATGGCGTATGCCACAGATAAAATGAAGGCAACCTCAATAAACTCAAAAGCGTATGAGTTATTGAATAACGGTGAGGTTACGGTGAGGGTTGCGCAACTTCAGCAAGAGCACCGGACAAAGCACGACATTACCGTTTCTGGTTTACTTAAAGAACTGGAAGAGGCTAGACAAAAAGCACTATCCGCAGAAACCCCTCAGGCATCGGCAGCAGTGGCGGCAACAATGGGCAAGGCTAGATTAACCGGCTTGGATAAAGTTGTTATCGATCTAACCGCTGACGTGAAAGTCGAGAATCGTTCTATCAAGGATATATTCGATGGCTAACCCTTACTTTAAACCATTTGCAGCAAGCGCCCCTTATAAGGTGGCTTACGGTGGTCGAGGTAGCGGTAAATCATACTTCTTTGCAGAGTTAGCCATTGAAGTCGCACGCAGAATCAAAACGGTCATTCTTTGTACTCGTGAATTTCAGGGTTCGATTAGTGACTCAGTGCATAAGTTGCTTTGTGAAACCATCGACCGACTAGGCTATGAAAAAGAGTTTGAGATACAAAAGAACACGATCATTCATCTTGGCACTGGCGCTTCATTCGTATTCGCTGGAATCAAAAACAACGTCACCAAGATTAAATCAATTCAAGGTGTTGGCATTTGCTGGATTGAAGAGGCTGAGGCGGTAGTCAAAGATTCATGGGAAGTATTACTGCCCTCCATTCGTGGTGATAAAAACGCTGAGATATGGGTTAGCTTCAATCCGAAGAATATCCTTGATGACACATACCAGCGATTTGTTGTTAAGCCGCCAGATGGTGCAATAGTCCTCAAAGCTAATTACGATGTTAATCCCCACTTTTACGACACACCACTTCCTAAGCAAATGGAAGAGTGTAAAGAGCGTGATCCTGAACTATACCGCCATATCTGGCTGGGCGAGCCGGTAGCGGATTCCGCGCTGGCAATTATCAAGCCCGCATGGATTGAGGCGGCTGTTGATGCACATATAAAACTAGGCTTTGAGCCAAGAGGTAAGCGAATTGTCGGTTTCGACGTTGCTGATGATGGTGAAGATGCCAACGCAATAGTGCTGCGTCATGGCTCGGTTGCTTTATCTGTCGAAGAGTGGCGAGGTCAAGACGTAATATTTAGCGCTGACAAGGTCTATGCTGATGCGGTTAAGAATAACGTAGATACTGTTATTTATGACTCAATCGGCGTTGGTGCTGGCGTTAAGGCTCAATTTAACCGTAAAGATAATCGCATTGTTACTGTCGGGTTTAACGCAGGAGCTTCCGTCGAGAAGCCAGAAAGCAACTATAAGCCCGGTAAAACAAATAAAGATATGTTCTCCAATTTGAAAGCGCAGCAGTGGCAATTAGTCGCAGATCGCTTCTACAACACTTGGAGAGCTATCGAGCATGGCGATAAATTCACCGATGACCAGTTAATCAGTATATCCAGTGATATGAAAGATATCGAATATCTCAAAGCCGAGTTATCACGCCCTCAAGTCGATTATGACAATAACGGGCGCGTAAAGGTTGAGAGTAAAAAGGATATGAAGAAACGAGGCATCCCAAGCCCAAACAAAGCCGATGCGTTCATTATGGCGTTCTCTAGCGCTAAACAACCATTCCGTATTCCAGACGAGATACTCCGATGAGCAAGAGTAAAAAAACACAACAGCCTGTCGGAAAACAACCGTTCAGGATTAAAGATATTGATTTAGAAAAGGCCTCCGCATCAGGTGAGGAAAAGAAATATGCTCACTTCGAGCGATATGAGCCATTGCCGGGTGTAGTTCCTGAATCTAAAAAGGAAGCTGTATTTGCAATGGATGCCACGCCATACGACATGCTTAATACGATGTCGATTGGTGATGAGTATTCAGGGTTTCGTGGATACCCACAGTTAGCGGCAATGTCTCAGCAAGTAGAATACTCAAACATGCACAGCGTATTCGCTGATGAGATGACTCGTAACTGGATTGAAGTTAAAAGTCGTAAAGAGGGCGATCCTGATATTGAACTGATGGAAAACGCACTCGTTAAATATGATGTAAAGCGATTAATTCACGATGCGGTTAAGCAAGACTCTCAGTATGGTGTTGCTCATGTTTACATTGATGCTGGCGCAAAGACAGATGATGAGTTGGAAAAGCCTTTATTCTTAGACCCAAGGAAGATACCAAAAGGATCACTAAAAGGCCTTAGAGTTGTTGACCCAACTTGGATTTATCCTGCCATGTACAACACGCAGTGGCCACTAGCTGATGATTTCTATAAACCAAGCGCGTGGTTTGTTATGGGCAAAACAGTTCATGAATCAAGGTTTATGGATATTGTTAGTCGCCCAGTGCCAGATATTCTCAAACCGTCCTACAACTTTGGCGGGTTATCTCTCACTCAGTTAATGGAGGATTACGTTGTTGACTGGCGTGATGCTAAGAAAAACGTAATTAAGATACTCCGCACATTGAGAATGAGGGCGCTTAAAACTGATATGGACGCGCGGTTACAAATGCCGGGCGAGTTCGATAAGCGCATCAAGATGTTTACGCAATATCAGGATAACTTCGGTGTTTGGGTAATAGATACAGGAGAGGATTTAATTCACATGCAAACTTCGCTAAGTGAATTATCCAATCTGCTATCAAACTATCAGGATCAACTCTGCATTCCTTCGCGCATCACCAATTTAAAACTCCTAGGGAACGCTCCAGCAGGTTTAAATGCCTCGGGTGAGTCAGAGTTATCTACATGGCATGAAACTGTGTCAGGGTATCAGGACGGAAATCTAAGACGACCCTTAGAGAATATCTTCAAGATTATCCAACTTTCAGAGTTTGGAGAAATAAAAGAGGATATTTACTTTGAGTTTAGGCCTCTTGATGAGATTAGCGAAAAAGAACGCGCTGAGATCACTAAGATTCGCGTTGATGCTGTGGCAGTTGCTGCTGACAGTATGTTGGTTAACTCAGAGGAAGCTAGGGATGCTCTCAAGGGTATAGAGGGTGCTGGTTTCGAAAACTTGGATGGTGATTATGAGCCGGAAGACAACGAGGCTGAGGTCTATTAACTATAATGCTGGCAATATCAAGTGGTATCAAAGGCAGTTGCTAGCCGAAATTAGAGAAATGAACGACGAGGTTAGGCGCGAAATAGTTAACGCTATTCGCAGTAATCCTCTCGCTCAAGATGCTAATTTAGCCATGGATGCTAATCCTGTTACTTTTATCAAAAGGCTACTTGATTCTCTAGCAAGGAAATGGGTTGACCGATTCATTAATAAGGCACTTCCAATATCAGATGAGTTAATGGATAAAACGCAAGATGCAGTCGATAGAGGTTTATTGGCTGCGGCTAGGCGTGAATCTATGACTATCAACATGCAATGGACTGACGCCATGTTAGAGAAGCGCGAGGCGATTATTGCTGAGAATGTCTCTCTCATCCGGTCTATCCCTGAGAAATACTTTACCGAAGTAGAAGGCATGGTATATCGCGCCGTTGCTCGTGGCGGTGATAGAAAAATGCTTGCTGATGAAATTGAGCGTAACTTTGGCAAGCGTCATGGCATTACACGGCGTAGAGCTGAGTTTATCGCTCGTGACCAAACACGCAAGGCAACAAGCGCATTATCGGCAGCAAGACAACAAGCTGCTGGTATCGTTGAGGCTGAGTGGGTGCATAGTGGAGGTGGTAATAAACCTCGCCATAGTCACGTTAAAGCAGGTCGAGAAAGAAAGCGATTTAAGCTATCTGAAGGCTGCCTGATTGACGGTGAATATATTATGCCCGGTCAATTGCCTAATTGCGGTTGCGTGTGGCGACCCGTGCTGCCGTTCTAATAACAGATCACCTCGGTGGTCTTTTTTATGTCTGAATAAAGGTAAACCATGAAAGATGTGAAATTTGCCTTTGATAAAGCAAGCGTCAGGACTTACGACGAAGATGGGATGATGCACGTTGCATTAACACCGATCAGTAAATCCAATGTCTGCATCTACTATGGCAAGGAAATACCCAACTCCGAAGAGTTAGGTTTAGAACCAAATAAAGCCTATCGACTACTGCGTGATCCAGAAGAGCTCAAGAAAGCCGTCAGTACATTCAATAATAAGCCTGTGCTCAATAAACACATCGGCGTAACCGTGATTGACCCACCAAAAGACGCGATTGTCGGCTCTACTGGAGAGCGTGCAGAGTTCGATGGTACTTATCTTAAAAACTCAATGGTTATTTGGGATCTGGACTCAATTCTCGGAGTGGAGACGGAGAAGCAAAAAGAAATTTCCTCATCTTATCGTTATCGACTTGATTTGACAGCGGGAGAGTATGAGGGAGAAACATACGATGGCGTAATGCGTGACATCGTTTGTAACCATGTGGCCATAGTGCCAAGTGGTCGGGCAGGCCCCGACGTATTTGTTTATGACTCGAAACCAATAGGAATCAAACTGATGTCAAAATTAGAAAAACTTTGGGCGTATTTGCTACCTAAATTAGCTAGCGATGCAGATCCAGATGAAGTTAAAAAAGAAGTCGGAAATGTCATTAAAGATGAAGCTACACAAGCTGAAAAAGATAATGAGTCCGAAGCAGAGCGCTTAAAGCGTGAAGAAAAAGAACTCAAGGAGCGTGAAGCGCGAGAAAACAAAGATCGCGAAAAAGACCGCAAGGCGGCGGATAACGACAATAGCAAAGATGATAAGTCCAATAAAACCGCTAATGACAACGATGACGACAAAAAAGCCAAAGACAACAAAATGGCTATGGATGCCGCCATTAGCGCCGTAGAGCGTAAATTTATGGAGTTACGTCAAGCTGAGCGTGATGTTCGTCCAGTTGTTGGAGAGCTGGCTTGTGATAGTGCAGAAGATGTTTATCGGACAGCTTTAAAGCAAATGGGATGTGAAGATCACGCATCAATTCCTGCATCAGGACTGCGTTCTGTTTTCAATGCCTACTCAAAAGTGCCTGCGATGGCTCAAGACTCCGCACCTATTGCGGCATCCTCTCGCGATAATGTTCGCAAGTTCTTTGATGGAGATAAATAACTATGGCATTTCAATCAAGTGTTCGCCTTTACTCTGGCGTAGGTCAGGAAGGTCAACCAGCATCTAATAGCCCAATTATTGCAGCAGCAGGCGGTTCCGGTGCGTTCAAGGCAGGTGATGACGGCCTTAATATGTGTCGTTTCGCTTGGCGTGACGCGAAAGACCCTAAAAAATTAAACAACAAAGGCACTGGCAAACCAGTTGGTTTTGTCTACAACAATGCTAATGCCACCATTGATTACCTGAAAAGCAATAGCTTGTTAATCTCGAAAGGGCGTGAAGCATCTCCGATTGTTGGTGGTGATTTTTGGGCTAAATCAGCAACACAAGCGATTGTTGGTCAGAAAGTATTTGCGGTATTAGCAGACGGCACGATCAAAACGGGTGCCGCTGGCGAAACTGTTGATGGTGCAATCGAAACCGAGTGGTATGTAGCAAGCGCTGCCGCTGTTGGTGATTTATTCGTAATTTCTACATGGAGCAAAGCATAATGCCACAATTAACACAGGCTGATTTCTCAGCATTTAAGAAGGAAGCAGAATCTCGCGGTTTTTACCTACCGCCTTCTGTGACTAAATTCGCTATGGATGCGGAAATTCAGCCATCCATGCCAGCGAACGGTGGTATTCCTGCTATCGTTTCAACCTTTATTGATCCTGAAATTGTCCGCACTATCTTTGCTAAGCAAAAAGCAACTGACATTTTAAGTGAGAGAAAGAAAGGTTCATGGGCACAAGATACCATGATGATCCAGCGCGTTGAGCAGTCTGGTGACGTGGTCGCGTATGATGATTACAGCGAACAAGGTGCAAACCAAGTTACAAACGCATGGGAAAATCGTCAAGTGTTCCGTTATCAAACAATGGTAACTTACGGTGAGTTAGAGCAAGAGCGATATGGTTTGGCTATGTTGCCTTATGTTGCAGAAAAACAACGCGCTGCAGCTTGGACTATGAATCAGGAGCAGAATAAGTTCTACTTCTATGGTGTTGAAGGCTTGCTTAACTACGGCATTCTGAATGACCCTGCATTACCAGCACCAATCACCCCTGCTACAGTTGATGGAAAAACGCAGTGGAAAGATAAACAAATTATCGATATCTATAACGATATCCTATCGCTTTACGCAGACATGATTGCTCGCACTAATGGTGCAGTGGGTGATGGTGTTGATATGGCATCTCCATTAGTTCTTGCAATGAGCCCTAAAGCTTCCGTTTGGTTTAAAAAATCAAATGAAATCTTTGGTAACTCCGTTGAGAAAATGGTTAAAGATACGTTCACTAATCTACGCATTGAAGTCGCGCCACAATACGACACTGATGCTGGCGAACTGATCCAGATGTTTGTTGAAACCGCTCAAGGTCAAAACGCTGGTTACTGTGCGTTTAGTGAAAAGCTTCGCGCTCACCCAGTTATCACAATGTCCTCAAGCTGGAAGCAAAAATATTCTGGCGCAACTTACGGTGCGGTAATCACTCAGCCGTTCTTATTTGCTCAAATGCTAGGGGTGTAAAGTGGCTAAAGTTTCAAGTTATGTTATTGGTTGTAAATTACCTAATGGGATCACCTTTAAGCATGAAGGCAAAGATATCACGCTATTGGGTGCTAACTCATCCGCTCTTCTGAATGGGTTTGGTATCACTCGGGATGTTCCTGCTGATGCTTGGGAAGCCTTTGAGAAGTCATTTAAAGACCAGAAAATATTCCTTAATGGCATTGTGTTTGCTGTGACGGATTATAAATCTGCCGAAGATGCCTCAAAAGAGCGCACCAAACAGAAAACAGGCTTAGAGCAAGCCAGCACTAAATCTGCTGGGGTGGAACCACTAACCGAGGATTGATTATGGCAATCGTGGAACTGAATAAATCTACGTTCCGCGCCATGTTCCCAGAGTTTTCCAATATATCAGACGATTTATTACCTTTCCTTTTCGACCAAGCCACCGATTACCTCGATAACACTGAATTCTCATTGGTCTATCAGACTGATAAGCGAGAGAGATTGCTCTACTTGCTTATGGCTCATTTGGCATATATGAGATACGGAGATAAAGACGGCAAAGGTGGCTCTGGAATGGTTGGGCGAGTATCGTCTGCCAGCGAGGGAAGCGTGTCTGTATCTTCTGAACTTGGTGCGATTGAGTTTAGAAATGCATGGTACACGCTTAGCCCTTACGGAATGGATTACTGGCAGGCCACAAAAGTTTATCGAATGGCTAACTACTATCCGGGGAGCATTTATGGCTAATGGGCTAGAAAAATACCTAACGGATTTAGCTGCAAGACTGGATGCAACGGAGGTTAAGGCGGGGTTTATTGATGGTACTACCTATCCTGATGGTACGAGTGTAGCTGAGGTTGCTTATAAGAACGAGTATGGCGTTCCTGAAAATAATCAGCCGCCCAGACCATTCTTTAGAAATGCTATTAATAGCAACAAGGAGGAGTGGGTTAGAGGGATATCGAGAGGATTGGCTTCTGGTGTCAGTTCCAGAGATGTTCTTGAGGTAATTGGCGCAAGAATGAAAGGTGATATTCAAGCATCAATTTCTGAGTTGGTTGATCCTCCACTGTCTCCAACCACTTTAAAAATAAGAAGAATTAGAAAGGTTATGCCTAACTCATCAAATAAACCACTGGTCGATACGCGGGTAATGATTGGTGATGTTAACTACGAGGTGATTGATGATCAAAGTTAGAGCCATTGCCAACTCAGCTATTCAGGTCGTTAATAAAAACTTACCTGCGACCCTAATCGCTAACGAGGGATTTGAAATTATCCCCGGAGGTAAGCAAGTTCCTAAATTCGCCTCGTATGGAATAAGCGTCCAAATGCAGAGCTTGAGCACTCAAGACCTTGAACATTTAGGCGTTATCAATCAGCAAGGTGAATTCATCTACTGTTATGCGAGAGGGCAAATCGAAGCCATTCGCAGAGCAAAAGATAAAGGGGCTGACAAGATTAGTTTCGTTGCATACGGTGAATCCGAACCATCTGAATGGCTGGTCACAAAGGTCATAGAATCATACCCATCATGGGTTAAGGTGCTTTTATGGCGACAATAAGCATTACTGAGGATGATCTCTTTCTTGAGCTATGGACTTACTTAACTGATTTATTTGGCTGCCCTGTTGTTCGTGGTTATGAAAATAATGTTCCCGTACCCAAAGACGGCATTGTCATGCACATGCTGTACGAAAGAGATTTGGATTACACGGCAGATTATTGGGAAGCACCAACGGAAGAGATAACCTCTCAGCGATCAGTAGAGGCTACTTTTCAGTTTGATTTTTACGGTGAAGAAGCCAATAACCGATCAAGAGTTGTAGCAAATCTCTGGAAGTCATCATACACAACCGACCGGCTCAAAAAGTGCAAACCTTTAGACAGCGGAAGTCCAAAGAAAAACGTATTGGTGAATGAAGCAAATCAATACGAAAACCGCATGATGCTAGACGTTACCCTGCAATATAACCCTGAAGTTTCTTATCACACCGATGGTGTCAATCGAGTCTCTATCACTACCACTCAAGTTTAAAAGGTAAAAATATGAATTCTATTCCAGCAAGCGATATCGTCCAGATATTGCCCGGTGTCGTTGGCACTGGTGGTAACCCTCTGGCACTTAACGCGCTGTTTATTACAAAGAAAAAAGCAGAATCAATGCTAGGTGTTCGCTCATTCGGATCTGAAGATGAAGTCGGCGAAGTGTTCGGCATTGACTCTGATGAATATCGAGCCACTCAAATCTATTTCGCTGGGTTTGTTAACTCAACCTCTCGACCTGAATCACTCTATATTGCCTATATGAATGGCGAAGCGGAGTCAGCAAAGCTCATTGGGTCTAAAGTTCCTGTTCGCACAGAAAGTGATTTCAGCCCACTACCAAGTGATTTAACTTTAACCATTGATGGTGCAAAAGTTTCTGTAACCATTGATGGTGAAGTGACAAGTTACTCTGCTTTAGCTCAAGCGGCGACTGCTTCACTGGGTGCAAAAGGTCAGTGCGCTTATGACGCGCTATCGCAAACTTTCGTTATCTCTGGCGCTACAAAGGGAGCGAAAGGAAACATCTCGTTTGCTATTGGCGATTTAGCTGAATTTATGGGCCTTACTGAATCATCTGGTACACAGAAAAATGACGGTATCGATGCTGATTCTATTGAAGAGCTAATGCCTCGTATTACAAAAGAAACACGTAACTTTGTTTCGGTAATGACTTTGGGTGACTTCTCAGTAAGCGAAAAACTCACAATCTCTCGCTGGGTTTCATTGCAGAATGATCGCTACATTCACGTCCTGTACCACTCAAATGATGATGATTTAAAAACCATCTCTGATGCGATTATTGGCGCAGAAGTTGGCGGCACAATGCTGATGTACGGTGATTACACTCACGGCGCTTTCGTGTGTGGCTACCCTGCCTGTCTTAACTTTGATGAATTAAACGGACGTACAAACCTGTCATTCCGTTATCAAGAAGGGTTAGCGCCATCAGTTGATGAGAAATCAAAAGCAGATGAGTTAATTAAATTGGGATTTAACTTCTATGGCGCATACGGCACAGCCAATGACCGATTTATCTTTGTTTATCCTGGTTCAATCTCTGGCAAGTTCAAATTCATGGATAGCTACGTTAATCAGGTGTACTTCAACAGCCAGTTACAACTAGCACTCATGACTATGTTAGTGAGCAATAAGAGCGTTCCTTACAATGATGCAGGTCGAGCCATGCACCGCGCAGCAGTGACCGATCCTGCTAATCAAATGCTTAACTTTGGTGGTATTCAGCCGGGTGTTGAATTATCCGAACAACAGAAGAAGCAGATTAACTATGAGGCTGGCTTTGATGCGGTATCCCAACTGAAAACCGCAGGCTGGTGTATTCGCGTTGGTGAAACCCCATCTCAAACCCGAGGATTGCGCAAATCCATGCCATTAAAACTCTGGTACGCAGACGGCGGTAGTGTCCAGAAAGTTAATTTACCGTCAATTAACGTTCAATAGGAGTAATGAATTATGGGTATGGGCCATAACGAAAGAACAATTACCTCGGCAAACTCAGTCATGATGATCCGCTGTAAAGGTATTTATGATGACTGGGTGCGCATTCAAGGCTTCCAAGCTGACAACGCATGGGAGTTCGGTGACGCAAATATCGGCGAAACTCGCATGGGGGTGGATGGCAAACAGTCCATTGGTTACACGCCTCATGAAACGCCGTGGACACTGTATCTGGAAGCTAACAGCGCATCTATTGAAGTGATGGAAACTATCCGCAAAGACTTCAATAGCAATATGGAAGTGCGCCCGATTGAAATCATTATTGAAATGCCGTCAATCGCTAAGCGTTACACAGGTAAAGGCGGTTTAACCACCATGAAAGGTGGCCCAAGTGGTAAGAAAATGCTTGATGGCACCACTTACAATTTCAACATGGTTACAGAAGGCGCAGAGGAAATCTAATGTCACTAAAAACAAAAACTATCACCATCGAAAAAGGTCGTGATGAAGGTAAAACATTCGTCATTACTGAAATGCCGATCACCAAAGCTGATAACTGGGCAATGCGTGCTTTATTTGCTATTGCTAATGGTGGTATCGATATCGAAGGCATTAACCCTAACATGGGTATGCTTGGAATGGCTCAGGTGGCAATTAAGGCGTTATCTGGCATTAAGCCTGATGTTGGTATTCCGTTACTTGATGAGTTGTTAGAATGCGTCCAAGTGCTTCCTAGTAGCGGTAATGCGCGAGCGTTGATTATCGACTCAGATATTAAAGATTTGAGTACGATGTTCACACTCCGCAGAGAAGTGTTAGCCATCCATATTGATTTTTTAACTCAAGGCGGTGGGTCAGACTTGAAAAGCTAAAAGCTGGTCTACCGCTAAAGGATGGCGTGCTCGCTGAAACCGCTAATGTGTCTAGTGTAGTGTCTCAGGTAATTACATCTGGTCACGCCACACTACATGAATTATCGACGGTATACAGTCTTGAGGACTGCATGAATTTGATAGAGATACATCAGGTCAGCGAGTACAACAAGCAATTAATGAAAGAACTCAGTGAGTCTGAGTAAGTGCCACAAATGTGGCTTTTTTATTGCCTGAAATTTGAGGTAACACTATGGCTACAGTTGTGGAATCACTGATTGTCTCACTTAAATTAGACAACACTGAGTTCGGACGTGCAGTAAAACAAGCAATTGAAGATAACGAACAATTATCTGATGCGGTTAATGGTGTTGGTGATGCGTCAAAAGATGCAGGTATTAATATCAACATCTACAGCCAGCAAACAAAGAAATCCAACGACGAAACAGATAAAGCCAAAAAGAAAAATAAGGATTTAGAGAAAACAATAAACGGAGTTGTAAAGGCTTTATCTGGATTATTTACCACCATATTTGTTTCAACTGGCTTACAAAAACTGATTGATGAAACTAGCAAAACCAATGATCAACTCTATTTCCTAAGTAAAAACTTAGGCATGAATGCAACCGATATAAAACGGTGGCAGAACATGGCAGAGATGACAGGAGGTAGTGCTGATGGAATGGCGGCGAGTTTATCGGGTTTGAGTCAATCCCTGTGGAATTTAGTCACCACAGGTGATGCTTCTATCTTGCCTTGGTTTAATGCGCTCAATGTTGATGTAGTGAACTCTGGCGGTCAAATTAGAGACCTTAACGATATCCTGCTCGATGTATCTGACAGTCTGTCGAAAATGTCACGCCCTCAGGCGTATAACATTGCCAAAAATATGGGGTTCGATGAAGGCACAATAAATCTGCTGCTTGAAGGTCGTCAGGCTATGCAACAGATGCTAGAGACTCAAAAGCATATCGTTATCTCCAGCGAAGAAGAGTTAAAGCTCAGTCGTCAACTTAACCAACAAAATGCATTAGTCAGCAAGCAGTGGGAGGGTTTAAAAACACTCATAGCCAACTACTTAATGCCTTACTTCCTCCGCTTCTCTGAGAAAGTCTCAGGCTGGCTTGATTACCTCAATAAAAATAGAGAGGTAGCCAAAGACCTGTTTAAGGGCATGGCGGTTATTATTGGGGTTTTATTAATCCCTGTATTATGGAGAGCAGCGACAGCAATGCTGGCTTTATTTGCTCCGTTGCTTACTGGAACTGGATTGGTTTTAGCTCTGGTGGCGGCGATAGCTCTCTTGTATGACGACTATCAGACATGGAAAAGAGGTGGTGATTCTTTATTTGATTGGTCTAAATGGGAAAAGCCAATCACTTATATTCTGAAAAAGCTTGAAGAGTTCGAAGCTTGGTTCAAAAGTACAACAGTAGGTAAGTGGTTTACTGATCAAGACGGCAACCTAGAAACATGGAAGTTGGCTTTAGTTGGTTTGCTTGCTTATTTTGTAGGTCCATTTGCATTAAGCATGATAGGTACAATTGCTTCTATTGGTGGTGCTTTTGCTGGTTTATTGTTATGGCCTACTCTAATCCTAACTGCAATTGCTGGTAGTTTGTTCTGGTTTAAAAACTACGTCGACAACTTAGATCTAGGCTCACTTGCTCCTGAAATGGCAAATGTCACTATGACGGGAGTTAAAACGGCAGATGCTTTATCACACGTATCAAAAGATAAAAGCAACGCTGAAAATGCGAACATCATATTAAGCTCGCTAGACTGGTTAATGCCGGGTGGAAAGGCTATTGGTCATGCTATTGAGGAAATAGATAAAAAAGGCCTTGATAATGCTACAAAATCAATGCTTGGAGGTGTGGGCAACTTTTTTAATAGAGCTATTCATTCCAAAAGAACACCAAAAGAAGAAAAAGAAGAAAAAGAAGAAACCCCAATTCTAGGCAATAAAAGAGGTGAAAGAAACAACAACCCTTTGAACATGAACTTTGCCAAACAGAGAGGAGCAACATTAGAGGATGGGCCAGACGCAAGGTTTGCAAAATTCAATACCCCTTATGATGGGCTAGAAAGAACAGCTTGGCAGTTAAGAAGGTATTTTGATGGTAAAACCACAGGTGTTAAATTGCAGACAGTGCAAGATATCATAGGCACTTGGGCGCCTAAAAATGGAAAAGATAAGAACGATACTGACGGTTATATTAAACGTGTATCTGAAAGGCTATCTGTATCACCAACAGAAGTGATAAATATCTACGATCCAGAAATGATGTATGCACTAATGAATGCAATGAGTAAGGAGGAAATAGGGAAGCCACTCCCTTACAATAAATCACTCGTGATGTCTGCTATCAATGGAACTGGTGACCCATCTGTTAATCTTGCAAATAACATTAACTCTCTTAATAAAGCTATTAGTAAGTCACTCGTGTCAAATACAGGCTTTGAGGCTCAAAACTTTTTATCTCAAACTCAGAAATTAAATAACCAACCAAAAACGGTAAATAATAAAACAGAAGTAATTATGAATGGTGATATTAACGTCACTAGTACCTCTCCCACGATACAGGGAACTACAAGTGATGGCACGGTGGCCGCAAGGGAATCTCTATCACAACTTATGCCAACGATGAGTTAATTTGCTTTAAATTGCGTAAATCAAATGGCAGAATCACTTTAATTTAACTAATTAATTTGAGGTGATTTATGAAGTTGCTATGGATTCTTGTTGCTGTGTGTTCGGTTATTGGCTTTGTAAACGGTATGCTGCCTGCCATCATTCTTGCTGAAAGTGCTCCCCAGCAAGCTGCTGGGGCAGCGATAGGAATTGGCTGGGCTGTCATACCATATTGCTTTGTTAAAGCAGTAAGTATGATGTGGCCAACCTCAGTTATTATTGAAAGCAACAAGGCTGAAAAATGAAAAAGATAGCTATTGGTTTGTTTGTTTTTGCTTCATTTTCAGTTAATTCAGCAAGTTTTGATTGCAGTAAAGAGCCAAGTAAAGTAGGGCAGTTAATCTGCAATACGCCTGAATTATCAAAAATGGATGATGAACTTTACGTTGATTACCTACAAGCAAAATTAGTAACTGGTAACAATGCAGAGTTTAAAAAACTAGTTAAGCAAAACTGGAAGCTTAGGCAAGATAATTGCGAGACAGTAGAATGTATTGCGGATTGGTATAAGAGATCCACTGTACTTTATAGGAATATAGCTAATGTCAACGCTTCCAAGAATATTGAGACAAAGAAAAAAAATCCTAATGAATACTTTTATGCGGAACCTGTAAAGCTAGATGGTTTACTTCTAAATGAAAGTGTTGGGTTTCCATCGCTAAGGCTTTTTGAGATCATCTCTGTATCGTCAAAAGATGGTGGGAAAGAGGCTGATGAATTACCAGAGTTTGGAGTTGGTGTTACTCAGTTAGTTATTACAAGAGATAACCTGTGGGAACAATTCGAAAAATACAAAGGTAAGCCAGCAACTGTTACTTGTGGTTTATTTCATGCTCACACAGCTCACCACAAAACCCCTGTAATGTGTAATGTAATCGATATATCACCAGATGAAAATCAGGCGAATAACGATAATAGAGCAAGTAGTAATCATGATGTAAAAAGTAGCAACACATTAGATGATTTTTTCAAAAGCAATCCTGAATTAAGTAACAACATTTACATTAAAAAAGCCATTAAAGATATGGCTGCAGCACTTTCATTGCAAGACTCATTTATATCACCAAGCCCTAACTCAAGCGTGTTGAGAGCAACGAGTGATAACTTGAAGGAGAATGGTTACGAGTATGGACGACTGGCGATAAGAACCCTTCAAGACAATTGCAGGATAGGTGCTGGTGATCTGTGGGGATTGAGAGATAAAGAATGCTCTATCATCCTTAGTTATAAAGACTAAACAAGGGCATCCGTGCCCTTTGTTGTTTTCTGAAAGCACCAATCCCAACCTTGTCCGAAGATAGCCGAACGGTGGATTTGAGTCGTTTTGTGGGTAGTGATACTGTGTTTATGTACAGTTTAAATCTCCTATAAATAGAGATTTATCTCTTATAAAAGATAGTGAGATTCCTCTCAGAGGCACAAACTTTTATTGAAGTTAACTAAATGTTGTTTTAGTATGGCGCCAAGTTGATATTATCAATTTGGTAAAAATGTAGCATTGGTAGTGCTATTTAAGAGGTGTTTTATGAAAGCAATCAAGGCGATACTAACAGCTTTAGCTACTGGTGTGGCTGCTGTTCCGTCAATTGATTGTCTTGCGAGTGACAGTCACAAGCATTCAATTGTCTCTAATTATAATGGAGATGAAATTAGGAATGAAAAAATAGTGAGTGACCTACACGAGAAAATTGAATGTGTGAATAATCTTACTAGTATGGCTAGCGACTTGTACTTTAGCCTATTGTCAATGAGTACAGATGAAGCGCGTAAGATTATTGCAGAGAGTGGTGCTAATAACTATGAAAATAGTGAAATGTTTATTAGAGCTCTAGAGATTTTTGCAAAAAATACAGCTGAAGAAAATACCGGTAACGTAGCTATTTATAGTGACATAGTTGAATACTGGAAGAGCATCGCAAAAGCTAGATACGAAATATCTAGGTTAAATAACTTTGTCAAACAGTTGACCGTAATTCCTAAAACTTACGAAAGCGATATTGACTTTTCGGCTCTAAAGGAGCTTGCTCAGTACGCTACTGGAAAAGTTATTAGTGGAAAATATGATCTGGCTTAAGAGGGTGTCGTGACAATAGAAATATTCATCAACGAAGATACAAGGAAAGACTTTATTGACGATATTTTTCTTAGGCATCCAGAGCTAGAAAAATCAATAATACAAGATTTTTATCGATATAAAGTAACGGGTGAGCTTCCATCTTACTTTGGCACTGATGTTGCTTACACTGAGCCACATGCTGCGATAAAAGCTGGATTAATGCATATTCATCTTAAGTTCCCTCCAGACTGCTTCCCTGAAAACTTGCCTCAATCAGATAGAAAGTGCAAGGTGGGGGATCCAGAAAAGGATGCCTGTCTGGTGTATGTTCAGGGTGAGTTGTATGAAAATAAATACTCTATTCTTGGTATACTTAACCCAGATGCACACGGAATGGCTAGGGATAAAAATATAATGTCATACCTTAGCCGCATGGCCCAAAAATTTAGAGATGAAAACTAACCCACTCCGGTGGGTTTTTTGTTGTCTGAATATCTCAAATTATTGATATTGTTTGATTGTTCTAAATTGAAATGACCGACCTACAAAACTTTTGTAGTTAACTTTTCGTCACGTAAAACTTTTACGCTACGCCTCTTAACTGAGGTTTTTCACGTTGCATGTATAAACCACCAGGAGGTGATAAGATGAAGTTTTTAAACTGCAACAGAGGACGCTTTATGACTATTACATACGAAAAAATGCGTGAAAAAATGGAAGGCATTAAAAGCGAAAGAAAAAATCGCTTCGATTTCATTCAAAAAAGTATTCGTGAATTAGTTGAGGCTTATAAAGGATCTCTTTACCTCCCTAGCAAAACATGGAAAGGCATTGATGATAAAGAATATCAGTATGTAACAATTGGGAAAATGATTGATGGGAAATTTTCTGATAAACCAATTGAACCCATAGAATACCACGTTGTTAATATTGCAATTGCTACCGTGGTTGATGACACGGGGCGCGGTGGACAAAGTGCAATTTGCGAACTAGAGATATCAACAGATAGGTTTGCGGAAGAGTTATACGTGCATGTTAAGGGAAGAAACGGCAGGAAAGTAACTATTATTGATGGTGATTACAGGGAAGCTTGTGATCTTATAAAAGACGTCTCATATTCTGATATCTCTGGATATGATGATTTTGAGTAATTATCACAATCATCAATAAGGTCGCATAAGCGGCCTTTTTTATTACCTAAAATTCGAGGTTGCCATGTTCGGAATGCCAGATATACCAAACTGGAAGGGATTACCTAACGCTGGATTAGATGCAGGTATTAGCCTTGGTGGTGCCGCGTTAATTAATTCCTTATTCGGTAACTACTGGGGAATATTCAATGAATACGGTGTTCCGTTATTACTCGCTGATAACGTGATATCGCTCCAGTATGAAAACAAAAGCCGTGTTGTAAATGCACCTATCGAAAGAGGAACATTTGCTAGCTACAACAAAATAAGTGACTCGTGGAAAGCAACCGTACAAATGAGTAAAGGTAGCGGTGGTGCTTTAGAGCGCGGTGCTTTCTTGGCTCAACTTGAAATACTATCTAAAAGCACATTGCGATTTATCGTTATCACGCCTGAGTTTGTCTACAAGTTTGCAAACATTGTTGGGTATGACTTAGTGCGTGAGGCTAAAGACGGGGCGACACTTATTAAAGTAAATGTACATCTTGAAGAAATTCGAGAGGTTACAGTTAGCTACGCAGAGGAAGAAGTCACCAAGCCAGATGATTCAAAGGTTAAAGATACTGGCGATCAGACCAATAGCATTCAAAACCAGACAGAGAGTAATGTTGATAGGTCTATACTTAAGTCGGCAGTTAATGGTAGTGAGAAGTTTATTGAATCTATTAACAAAACCTTAAATATAGAAGATCCATTTAGTTACTTAAGAAGTCAGGTGTTAGGGGGTTAAATGAATTTTGAAATTAAACTATCACCCACACCAAACCAATCAACCTCATTCACTATCAATAACACCCTTTACGAGCTCACGTTAGAAACCCGACTTGAAAACTTATTTGCCACGGTAAAACGAGATGGTGAATATCTGGTGTGTAATCGCATTTGTCGAAACCTTACTTACATTTGCCAGTGGTTGATATTTGTCGATATCGAGGGGAATACAGATCCAGTGTATTCAGAGTTAGGCTCACGTTATAAGTTGGTGTGGAACGATGGCATTCAATAGGAAAGTTTTGCGTATAACGTTAACGTTGTCTGGTGAGAATCAATCATTCTCTACTGAAAATAAGAATAGCTTGTCTGCTATTGGGTTGAGGGCGAGCGCTGAAATTAACTATGGCAATGGATCTCCAGCACCTAGCGCAAGAGTGAAGATTTACGGATTACCAATTGAGACAACAGATAAGTTGCTACGCATTAAATTCAATTCGTTAAACGGACTAAGAGACACGATAGCGATAGAAGCAGGGGATCAGGATAGTGAGCTAGTGCCTGTGTTTAAAGGTGGTATTACATTTGCTTACCCTGACTTTGGTGACGCGCCTAATGTGGCTCTGATTATTGAATCACAAACAGCAGTGCTTGAAAGCATGGCTCCTGTTGATGCTGAAAGCTACAAAGGCTATCAGGACGTGGTCAATATTATGGGACAAATATGCGAAAGGATTGGTTACACGTTAGAAAGCAACGATGTGAATGCAAAGCTCAATGATGTTTATCTTTGTGATACGGACATGAAGAAAGTCAGAAAGCTGGCTGATGATGCTCATCTTGACCTTTATCTTGAAAATAACCTTGTTGCCATAACCCCAAAAGGACAACCAAGGAAAATTAAAATCCCTGTTATCTCTCCTGAAACAGGATTAATTGGCTATCCCACTCCGACAATGACTGGTGTCAATTTTAAGTGTTTCTTTGATCCGCTAATTCGCTTTGGTGGCATCGCCAGAATTAAAGATAGCGAAGTTAATTTTTGCAATGGAGACTGGCTGATTTATGGGATCAGGTCAATCCTTGAGACCGAGCAAGAATCGGCAAGGTGGCACATGGAGGTCTCAACACAAACATTAGGAGATAGAAATGTCGCAATCAAAAAATGAGACAGCTTCACTCTATGGCCCTAAAGATATGGCGGGTGGTATTGGCACTCAAGAGATGATCATTAACTCATTAATTGGGCGTGTAGCTACTACCACTGTCTGTAAGGTTGTGGCGATTAAGCCTAGTGGAACTGATGCGGTTGGATTGTTAGATGTCATGCCACTAGTGCTTCAAGTTGACGGAGCGGGGAATACTTACAAAAACGCAGTTATCCATAACGTACCTTACTTTCGTTATCAGGGCGGTGCAAATGCGGTAATTATCGACCCTAAAGTCGGTGATTTGGGTATTTGCCTTGTTTGTTCTCGTGATATCTCAAAAGTTAAACGCACAAAGGATGAAGCTGCGCCAGATAGCAAGCGTCGATATGACTGGGCTGATAGTTTGTATATTGGGGGAATTCTTAACGGAGCGCCTACCCAATTTATCCATTTCCTAGAAAGTGGAATAGACGTTGTATCGACAGGCGTTATTAAAATGAAAGGTACTAAGGTTATTTTAGATGCCCCAGTAGAAACCACCTCAACATTACAATCAGCAAGCCATATTACTGACAATACTGCGCAGGGCAACACCCAAACAATGGCATCAATGAGAACCACTTACAACGGCCATACCCATAGAGAAAACGGTCAAGGTTCTGATACGAACCAACCAAACCAGCAGGTATAAAATGAAAACATTATTTCTACTACCTGATACATGGGATCTGACCCTTGATGTATCGGGAAACCTCGCTATTGCCTCTGAACAGTATGAGACGGCTCAATCAGTTGCTAATAAGTGCCGAGTGTTTATGAAAGACCTCTATTACTCACAAAATGAGGGTATTCCTTATTTGGAGGATATTTTAGGTAAGAATCGCTACTCACTTTCTCTATACCGGCAAAATTTAGAAGAGGCTGCGCTTTCTGTTCCTAATGTCGTTACGGCTACTGCTGAATTATCAACGGCAAATGACAGAGTGGTTAGAGGTAAAATTTTATTCACTGATAACAAAGGAAATAAAGGGAGTATTTCATTATGATCCCACCGGTACAAATACTTCCTCAAGGTATCGTCGCACCAACCACTCAGGAAGTGATAGATGGTTTATGGCAGTTAATGAAAGGGTGTTTTGGTGAGAACATCAATACATCAATGGATACACCACAAGGCCAGTTAGTCACCACATTATCAGCCGTTATTACTGATGAACGAAACTTCATGATTAACCTATTAAACAGCTTTGACCCACGCTATGCATCAGGTCAAATGCAGGACGCGCTAGGTTACATCTACTTTATGCAACGAAAACAAGCGACACCTTCCGTGGCTGAATTAACCTTTAACGGACTGAGTGGTGTTGTGATACCTGAAAATTACCAAGTTAGTGATGATAGAGGGTTATTCTGGTCAACATCTGAAGAATCAGTAATCAATGAATATGGCGTTGCAGTGGTTAAGGGTAACTGCTTAACCTCAGGTGCTATCGATGCACCAGTAGGCGTTATTAATCGACTAACTAAAAGCATCAGTGGACTGGATTCCGTATCAAACAGAACAGCAGGAATACCGGGTAGAAATGCTGAAAGTAGACAAGAGTTCGAATATCGAAGATCTGAATCTGTTGCAAAGAATGCTAAGAATACCAATTCAGCAACTTATGGTTCGGTGGCTAATCTAAAAGGCGTTATTGATTGCTATGTTGTTGATAACCCATCAGATGCAACTATTCAGGTAGGTAAAACAAAATACTCTTTAATCAGAAACTCAATTGCTGTTTCAGTAGTGGGCGGGGATAACGAAGAAATTGCACAGCAAATATTAACGAAAGCTGGTACTGGGTGCTCTTTCGTAGGTAACACAACGGTCACTTATGAAGATAAAGAAAACTTTCCTTACATGCCACCTAAGTACACGGTGAAATTTATTCGACCATCGGATATTGCTGTTACATTCACAATTACCGTTGAAGATAAAACACAATTAACTCACCAAGCAAAGCAAGCCATCATTAAGGCTATTACCGAAGAGTTCACAACCGGTAGAGGGAAAGGACAGATCGGAAAGAGATTAATTGCGAGTGATTATGTATGCGGTGCGGCTCAAGCAACAACCTCACGATTAATAAACATTCAGGTTGGCAGGAAAGGCTCGGCTTTGGCTAGTTACATTGACTTTGGGATAGATGAGTTCCCAGTGTTATCGGTAGATGACATAAGGATAGAGTAATGATTGATATTAGAGAAACATTACTCAGCCAATATGCCAACTCCCCCAATATCCTCGCAATACTAAAATCAGCAAATCAATCCATCGACCCGCGTAGCCATGTAGAGGAATTCTATAATATGGCGGTGAACTTACATTCTGCTGTTGGGTTCGGTCTGGATATATGGGGGAGAATAGTCGGCATAGGCAGAGGGCTTTCAATTCCAGATCCTGACGATAATTACTTTGGGTTTGAGGGGACAGAAAAATTTAGCCCATTTGGACAAGCGCCTTTTTTCGGAGGTAATCCTGGTGATGTGACTTATGAAATGTCTGATGACACTTATCGTGAGGTTATCATCATAAAAGCCTATTCAAATATCCTTTATGCAACAGCACCAAATATTAACGCTTTTCTTAAAGCCTCATTTTCGAGAGGAAAAGCATATTACCTAATCACTGGTCACATGCAGGCAAGATATGTATTTGAGTACCGGTTATCAGAATTCGAAAAAAACTTAATATTTCATCACAACATTTTACCTCGACCATCAGGTGTTGATGTCGGCGTAAATGAGCTTCCTACAAATGAATATTTTGGATTCTACGGCAGTGGATTCCAACCATTCAACCAAGCTCCTTTCACTAAATAGGTAAGAAATGAAAAATCCAAAATTAATATCTAAGCCTTTCGCACAGAACGGGCAGAAAAACGTCATCCCTGAAAAATACGAAACTAGCATGGAAAGCAACCAAGCGACATGGGATCAGGGGTTTGGTCAGATAACCATGCTGCCAGTTAGTGCAGGTGGCTTGCCACCTAAAGGGCAAGACTTTAACGGTATCCTAAATCAGATGTGTGAAACCATCGTTCATATCTCAAAGGGTGGTGTCTTTAAATTCTCTGCTGATTATGCAACAGCTATTAATGGCTACCCAAAAGGGGCAATTCTTCAATCAGAAGATGAGAAAAAATACTACCAGAGTTTGATTGATAACAATAAAGTCAACTTCAACACTGCAAGTCAAGATCAAGTAAAAGCATCTTGGAAGCTGGTAATGACGGATGACTTACTTGATCAGTTATCAAAAAAACTAGAATCGTCCGCAGTAGTTCAATCCACTGGAGCGTCAACAACAAGCGTAATGAGTCAGAAGGCATCTACTGATGCGTTTCAACCCAAAGGTACATATCCGACAACATCAGAGATGAATGTTGAGCTTAACAAGAAAGTAGATAAAGCAAGTATTGCGCAGCAATTAGCAAATGATGTTAATAAAGTGCCGAGCTTGGATTTAGTGACTAAGGAGCTAGGGAAAAAACAACCCGCTGGAAATTATCAACCAAAGGGTAACTATGCAGATAAAGAATCACCATCAAGTCAGGTTTTTGCGGGGAAGGTGATAGGTTCGGATGAAGTTATCGCTAAATATGGTCTTATATCATTAGCGATAAAAACATCTAGTGGGTACCCTGAAATTGCATCATCTATAGATTCACATAACTATCACTCAATTAAAATGCCTAATTCCTCTGGGGTTATGGCGTTAAGAGGTGATAGTTATACTAAATCCGAATCAGACGACAAATATCAACCAATAGGCCACTATGCGTCAGCAGGGGCATCATATACTAAAGCTGAATCTGACGGTCGTTATCAAAAAATAGGTTTTTATGCTAACAAAGAATCTGAGCAAAATCAGGTTTTTAACTCTAAATTAATTGCTAAGAATGAAGTTGCCGTTTCATCAAATAAAATATCATTAGCGATAAAAACAGCTAATAATTATCCTGAGATAGTGAGCTCTCTGAATCTCAAAGACTATTTTTCTATGAAGCTGCAGAATAAATCTGGGACAGTAGCATTACTCTCCGATATTGATGAGGTCAATAACATTCCTGTCGGTTCACCCATTCCTTGGTCATTACCCACCGCACCTTCTGGTTATCTAATCTGTCAGGGGCAGACATTTAATAAATCGACATATCCAAAACTAGCTATTGCATATCCATCTGGAAGACTTCCTGAATTACGTAGTGAATTTATCAGAGGTGCGGATGCAGGGAGAGGGATTGATACGGGTCGCGAGGTGCTATCTTCCCAATCAGGAAATAGCTTATTAAGCGCTAGAGGAATGGGGGGTAACAGTGAGTTTTCTTTAAAAATGAGCTCTGGCTCTGTCGGTACCGATAATCAGGGGCAGCGTGAAATTTATCAACAAATCGAAGGGCAGAACGGCAACGAAACTCGTCCACGTAACATTGCATTTTTATACATAGTGAGAGCAGCATAATGAGTAAATATAATTTAGATATTCAAAACGGGAAAATTGGTGAGAATGGTTTGGCGGAAGTTTCTGGATGGGTGAAGTGCTATTTATCACACCCTCTGACTCGTGAATACATGGGGGCAACAATGGAAAACGTTATGTTTGATGTTTCATTGCAAGCAGGGGCATATCTAGATGAACCTACGTTGCCGAAAAAAGAAAATCAGGCAATAAGACGCAAGATTGATGGTAGCGCGTGGGAAATTGTCGATGACTACCGCGGGCTTACTGCATATCACACACAAACAAAGCAACCAGTAAACATTGATTTTATCGGATCATTACCTGATACATTAACACTATTACAGCCGAGCGGTGAGTTTGATAAATGGAATGGTGAAAGCTGGGTTACTGATGAGCAAGCGATTAAAGAAGCTCAAATTAACTCAGCTAAGGAACAAAAAGCAGATTTATCACAAGAAGCTGAAAGTCGCATTGTGCAATTAGAGCGGAAAATCAAGTTAGAAATGGCAAATGAAGCAGAGGTTGGGTTGCTGAAATCATGGGAAATTTACACAGTCAAGCTTGATGATGTAAATCCAGAATTATCGCCAGACATTGAATGGCCACAAAAACCTGAGTGATCACTCTGCTTTCAAATACTGCACCGAATTCCCGTCCGGCAATTTCTTACTTCTCTCACGATAAAACGCTAATCGTTCATTAAAGTACGCTCTCAAATGTGCTGGTTGTTGTCGTTCAACTTCGGATGCAACAACTGTCATGTTTAGTCGTTCTTTATATGCAATACCACTTGCGGCCAAGTCGACACTCACTTTGTCTTTTTCTTCTTGAGTTAGGTTTGCGAGGTTCATAATAGATCCGGTTAGTTTTTGGAGAGTATAGCAGGGTGTGGAATTAAAAATGAGGAGGTGTGACATACTGTGTCGAGATTGTGACACAATATATGTGAAATGATGGTAAAAATGATTAAATTCTGCAAAGCCAAAATTTGCTGGCTGGCATGGATAGTGGCTTTGTAGGCTAAATAGCGTTAATCAATACTTTCACATCATCCGATATTAAATCTATTCAGGAAGAAGTGAATCAACGTACTGCGGAAATTAACCGTATTTCAGAACAGACTCAATTTAATGGCGTAAAAGTGTTAAGTGAAGACAGTACATTAAATTTACAAGTGGGTGCGCATGATAAAGAACAAATCAGTGTTGATCTGAAAAAAATGGATGCCACTACATTGGGTATTGATAAATTGGATCTTTCTGCAAAGCCGGAACAATTACATGGTAGCTCAACGAGTGTAGTTACGGTATCTAATGGAGATACTCCTCCTAAACTTAAAGATATTGATATCGATACTGCGTCGTTAAAAAAAAGTTTAGCTACAGGTGAGTCTTTAGAAGGCGTCTATTATGCACTAGATGCAAATGGTAAAGAAGATAAAACTAAACTGGCACTAGAAGTGAAAGATGCTTCAGGTAAAATCAAAACGTTTAAAGCAACTTTAGATATATCAAAAGCTGTTGATCCCGCAAAAAAAGTCTTTCTTCCTGGTGGTAAAGTGGATTTAAAGAAAGGTGCAGAAATTACACCTACCACTACAACTACAGCAACAATTAACAATGCACCATTAAAAGGACTAGATGATGCACTTGCTCAGGTCGATAGCTTACGCAGTGCCATGGGTGCTGTGCAAAACCGTTTGGATTCTACCATTGCTAACTTAGGCAACACGGTTAATAATCTGACCGCATCACGTAGCCGTATAGAAGACGCTGATTATGCAACAGAAGTGTCAAATATGAGTAAAGGTCAAATACTGCAACAAGCAGGCACTTCTGTGCTTGCGCAAGCAAACCAAATGCCTCAAAACGTATTATCACTTTTAAGATAATAACGGCGTTATTCGCTTTTATATTTCGGATTAATTTATTTTTAAATGTAAAGTCAATATTTATTGGGTGACTTGGTATTTAGGAATTTAATTAAAAAGAAATAAAAAGAAATATATTCAATTAATTAATTTTGCTGAAATGAGCAAACAGGAAAATATTATGGCACAAGTTATTAATACCAATTACTTATCATTGGTCACTCAAAATAATTTAAATCGTTCACAAAGTGCATTAGGTAATGCCATTCAACGTTTATCTTCTGGTTTACGCATTAATAGCGCCAAGGATGACGCAGCGGGTCAAGCGATTGCAAACCGCTTTACTTCTAATGTTAAAGGTTTAACTCAAGCTGCACGTAATGCGAACGATGGTATTTCGATTGCGCAAACTACAGAAGGGGCCTTGAATGAGATTAATAATAACCTGCAA